TTATTTAATGTGCTGACTATCCTGATCAGCATCATCAATTACTTTTTGAGCTGTCGCCTGTGCCTTGTTGAATATACTGTCTGCCGGCATATCAAGTCTGATATCGATCCAGCTATTAGCCGGCACATCAATCAGTGCGCCTTTCGTCAGTTCGATATCGCCTTCTTCGCCCAGAACATAGCGACGCTTGTACAGCCGGACGGTGATACCCCCGCTTTGTGTTTCCTCGGCCTCTGCAATGCCAAAATCCCCTGCTCCATCCGGATCACGCGGCGGAAGCAACCGCCATCCTTCTGAAGCGAGTCCGGCCGATCCAGTAAGAACGTAAACACCGGTATCAAGCCGGGAAATATTGATACCTTCGGCCTCAGCATTTGCCGTACCACAGCCACACCATGCAAAGCCCGCTTCATTAATATCCGGCCGCTTGCATTCATCTTCTGATTTAACAATTCTTGCAACCGGCGAGGCCGCTTTCAACGTGCCATCACTGGCTTTTGTTGTGTTCACAGTTGTGTAAAACTCCGCCCACGTTGACCATCTGTCTACTATGCGCCCCCGGAAAAACATACGTCCGGGGAATGTAGCAGAAGTGGCGTATGGCAGAGCAAATTGCTGCAGAACTTCATTATAGCGTTTGAAAACAAGACAATAATTGGCAATGCCAGCGTCAGTTGTAGGACCGTAATTAAATGTCCCGCTATAGGGATTGATTACTGATTTATACAGACCGGGGCCCTCTATTGAGTTCCAGTTCGCCACATCTTCTGTACTTGTTTGTGCTGTAGCAAAATATCCGTATGTTCCAACCGGAGATCCCTGCTGTCCAACTGTGACCACATTCCCGACCGCTGTTCCTGCATTCAATGTGGCCGCACTTCCTAAACCGAGGTTTGAGCGGGCGTCCGCTGCAGTCTTCGCGCCTGTTCCCCCCTGGGCGACAGAGAGCGCAGTTGTAAGCCCGGTAAGCGACGTAATATCTTTGTTAGCGCCCGACAGAGCTTTGCCGCTCATATCGTCGGTCAGCTTTTTAAAGCTGCTGATTGTGACCTGCGTACCATCCGGCGCCTGTAGCGTAATGTTGCCGGTGCTGGTCATAATCTGCTGCCAGCCGTCCATTTGCGACTGATAATAGCTGAGCTGCGCGCTGAGGCGCCGGGCAAAGTCCGGCACGCTGTCTGTATAAAAGCTCATGATGGCGTAAGCCTGGCCGGCGGCCAGCGCTCCCGCAGAGCTGGTCAGCGTTAATTTAGTTGCACTGTCAACGCTTTGAATTTCGAACATTTTAACCGTGCCGGCAGCCGGGAGGAGTAACGCCTGACCCGGACCGATCCCCAGTTTGTTATCTGTCCAGTTTGTGCCAGTGCCGGTTACTGTCGTTCCGTTGACTGCGATAGTGCCCGTTTTGTACCAGGACATAATTTTCTCCAGAATTCAGGTATAAAAAAACCCGCCGTAGCGGGAGTTTTTTTGAAGGTTTATCAGAAGTAATCCGCACCCCATATGACGGGGGTCTGTTTGCCCGAGTACGAAATAATCTCAGCGTCAGGCAGAAGGTTGTCGCCGATGTGCAGTATCTGTGCTCCCGGTCCAATGCCAATTCCCTGCCCGTTTGTTGAGAGGTTACATTTCCACATATCAGATTGTCTGGTTGTCTTGATACCGACGCTCATCGGCAAAATCATCGGTGCACTGGCCGCCCCGGTAAAGCCGTTCATTGATCCGGCATAAGCGGGTACGGTAACCCACTCACGAATGATTAAGGGGGTTTCTGCTGAGGTAAACGCCACGCCGCCATCGGCACCGCGGATAAGTACCCCCCAGTCCGGGATAGTTGGCGTTTTGATATCAAACACACAGATTTTAACCGGAACACTGAACCCTCCCTGCCTACCCCAGGTGTCGCCGCTGGATTTGTAACCCTTCAGGGTCATATCGGTGCGATCAAAGAACAGGCCGACGCCGCTGTCAGTGCATGAGCAGAAAACCAGAGCATTCGCTGAGCAGTTAATCGGATATGCCCCGGTAAAAGTAATGCTCATTTTCTGCGTCAGGAACATACCTGCAGTACTGTCCACCACCGCCGGGAACGCGCCACCCGCATTAACCCAGGCGCCCCAGTCACCACGGGAGGGTTGCCCGTAAACACCGAAAACCCAGAACCCCGTCGGCATTTTGTCCGACGGGATGTACCAGTTTCCCGTCCCGAAGGAAGGTAACGAAACGGTAACTTTCAGGCCGGAAACTGAAATGTTTATTGGGAAGGCGTTATAACCCAGATATACAGAAGACTCGACTACGGCGGCCGCAACATCTGTCAGTACAACCAACTGCGTGCCGGCAGGAACGGCGCCTGTAAAATCGTAGGTTCTGGATTCCGAACTACCCAGGCTCATTTCGCTTTGCGGGATTTTACGGATGAATTGTAGTGGCGAGGCGTCCGCAACGTTTGTCCTGCCCTTAACGCTTATTCCCCAGTCACTCATTTCAGATACCCGAACCTTGCCTGTTCAACGCCAGCCGCGTCGTATGCAATAATGCGCGGCCCGACAATTACCAGGCGCCCGCCGCCCGGACCTGCCCCGTTAATTTCAAATGAGCCGTCCGCATCCATCCGGGTACCGGACACGTTCGCGACATAATTAGCAGATCGCCACTGCCCGATTTTCGCCAGCGTGATCGAGGCGTAGTCAATCAGGGCTTCATTCAGGAAGATCTGCCCGTTCTTGATAGCCATCGCCAGCTTCATCGTGTCGTTGCCGGGGTTATAGAAGCCCATCGTATTAGCGCTGACCAAGAAGTAGCTCTGCACCGCCCCGCCGTCTCCCTCCATTCCGAGTTGGATGCCAGCGACATATTTTTGCCCGTTGCTGTCCACCTGGACTTTCGCCCCCCACTGCGCAGACAACTTTCCGTTCAGGTCGGTGTAAGCACTCGAAACCTGCTGCACCGCGCTGGTGTTCTCGCCCACTTTTGCGCTGACAGTAGAAATCTGATTAGCAAGTTGGGTGGTGGCCGTGGAAGTCGTTTCCTGTAGCTCACTGATTCTCGCCGTGTTTTTCCCGATACTCGTTTCAACCTGGGTGAACCGGTTCGCATAAACCTCATCATTGTTGATAACAACTGTACGCAGTTCGATGATTTCGGCTTTACGGTTCCCGTCCTGCTTCCTCCAGCGCTGAATATCAGCATCATTAGCAAGGGCATTTTCAATTATCGCGCTTGTGGTGATATCGATACCGCTGACCAGATTTGTAAACGCCTCTGAGTCCCTGATTTTCTCGTCTATCTGACCGAGAAGATCGGCGGTATCCGTCGTGCAGACGGCGGCAACTTCAACGAATGCAGATGTGCCGAATGCATTGATGGTGCGCACATACCAGTAATATGTATGGTCAATCTGCAACTCGTTGCTGGTCCATGTTGTGCCCATCCCGGCCCGACTCGCGCCAGCCTCAACAGTTGCCGCGCTGGCGTTGGCAAGCTTCGTTTCTCCCGACGTCCAGAAATCGAACTGTGTCGAAACGTTGGTAAGCTCAGCCATGCGCGGAATAAGGGTGATGGCAAAATATCCCTGCTCCACATCCACCCGGTTCGGCGGCGGTGGCGCCTCGATGCTGAACTGAAGGTAAGCCTCCGGAGACTCGGCGCCCATCTGGTTTACCGCGATAACATGCGCGGTGTAAGTGTCGCGCAGCAAGCCCGTCAGGCGGGTAAATGATCCAGGCACCTGTATGGAAAGAACCATCTTTCCGTCGCGGCGGATAAGCACTTTGTTGTAGGCAAATGGGCCAACGTTCTGCCATGACAGGATGCCTTGCACAACCTGTCCGATTTCCTCAACGGTATACTTCAGGCCAACTGGCTGCGCCACGCCGCCGGTCGGTAGTTGAGTGAATGGAGGGCGCACTATCGGCTTGCCTATGGCATCGCCCCACACGTCCGCAGTCTCCTGCTTGAGCGTGAGCTGCACGCCATTCTGCACGCCAAACTTCCAGCCTGTAACACGCATCTCAACGTCAACGATGCCCAGTGACGGGAAGTTCACTTTGACGTACATGCCCGGGCGATAACGATAACCGCTCAGATTAAGGGTGACGTTCATCGTGCGCGCTATGCGAGTGCGTTTAAGCTTTACATCCGCCAGGCGCTGGGCGAGAAACTCGGAGGTTACAAAACGCAGCTTCATATCCTGTGCGATTTCCACCCCGTCTTCAGCGATCCACTCACTCACAGAAACGGCGGGAAAATCAGTTTCCGTATAGTTCTGCTGCGGATCGATGAACGTGCCCTTAATGGTGTTCACCCGCTCCGACTGAGATACCTCAGGCATGAACTCAATGTCGCCGGCAAGCTGGCTTTCAGTGATGACCTCGATGGCCGGGCCGTAATATGCGCCGACCATGATGCCATGCTTACCTGCGATAAAAGTCGGGTCTCCGGCACACGCGCCCAGCATATCTTCAAGAACGCTGGCTTTATTTTCGTCCATGTCGAACTCACCGTTGATGGTGTAACGGCGTTCTGTTGTACCATCCCCGCGGGTGACTAACTCGTCAGAGATATTTGCAGCTTCCTGAAACTGATCCCAGTTAATATCCGCATCCGGTACTTTTAGATAAGTGCGGTAATAATCCAGAATGCAAAGCGCGGCGTTACTGGAATAAGCGGTCTGCCCGGTACGCGGATCGTAAACTCTGCGCCCGAACTTTTCGATCCTGACGTTGGGAATACCTGATGGAAATTTCTCAGCGTTAAACTTCTGCGTCAGGCGGACCCACGTGATCCCCCTGCCGATCATATCCGTTTTCCATGAGGGGCAATTAGCCAGCATAAAGGGGTCAGCAGTCTGCCGATCGTTATGCACTTCATACTGAGCATACTCGCCGTATGTGCCAATTTCATCGTCGCCCAGCCATACGCGGCCAACGCTTGAAAGAGGGTGACCGGCAATCACGATCGCCAGATGCAGCATTTCCCCGTCCGTTTGTGTTCCGGCCTGCTCCTCAGAGAAAAATAGTGTACCGGCTGAAACAGTCTGCCCGTATACAACCGTTTTGGCGCTGGCCGCCGCACGGAGTACCTGCTTGCGTTCTGAGTTATCGCGATAAGCATCCAGTGATGGTTTTTTCGTTAAAGCCCGTGTCGCAATCTGCGCAGCAATCGTGATTGCCATAGCAAGGGCATAGGCCTGGTATGATGACGCAACGCCAGCCGCAACGGTGGCGATAATTGGAATAGCAGCAGGCATCAGCGTACCCTCCAGACACTCTCTGGCTTAGCCGTCATCCTGACGAGTCCACCCTCTCCTGGTACAAATACAGCGCCGCCGAATACCACCCCGGCGCACCGGCGACCACCGCTCACCACAACGGCTATATCACCGCGCTGGGCCATCTTCACCGGCACTTCTTCAAGGTGGCGCAACAGCACTTTTTCCAGTGATCCGCCGTTGGTCAGTAGCACCCTTCTTGCGCCATTGGCTGTGGAGTACGTCCCGCGCAGCCCGGCCGCAAAATCTTCGCCGCACATCGCCTGGGCACAGTCGGCAGCGAACAAGCAGCAGTCATGCTCGCCCCATAAAAAAGGCCGCTTTTCAGCGGCCTTAATCACATCAATCAGTCTTCTTTGCCAGTCAGGATGTTTCATGCGATCCCTTTACGAATAAGTGAAGCCCGGCGCGTCTTTTTTGCTGCCCCAGAAAATCGAGCGTTCTGACATCTGCGCCACATAACGGAAAATGCGATCGCCCGGATATGATGCCTGGTGAGATTCGTCAGTGTTTCTGTCAGGGAACGGCCGCTGCCAGTCTTCAAAAACATTACTGATGGTGTACTGCAGCGCGTTATTTTCACCTGCAGTCGCGCCGGTACTGGACACCTTTCCTCTGAACATGAGATCGGCTACCTGCGCTACGCCGGTATCGTCCAGCGCGACAAGATAAAGCTCAGCAGGTTTACCCACACACCGCTCATTCAGCGTGGTGGCAAAGAGAGACAGGTCCAGACCGGAGAGCGTCAATTTTATCTGAGAGGGACTGGTGTTGTTCGTCTCGCTAACTTCATCAACAGATCCGAGAGTGCCCATTCCCAGATACACATAACCGCCGATCACCAGCGGCCCGGTGCCGGAATGGACATACACGGCGCCCGATTCAAACTGGATCTGCGCCGCCAGCACCGCGGTCACGCGGTCGCGCGACAGCCAGTCGAGCATACTGTCGGAAAAAGGTGCATAGAGCATTAGAAGGCCTCCTCAAATTCAAGGGTGTAGCTTGTGAACACGCCGGGAACGCGGTTCCCCGCCCCCTGCTGATTGTCTTTCAGCTTAAAAATGCCGTAGGGCGCGGCCACTTCGATTTTTGCATTAGCCGGCGGCGCGCTGCGCAGCATCGGTGCGATTGGAATAATGGCCACCCCGCTGCTGTTGCTAGTGACATCTGCGGTCACCATCTTCAGTTCGTTATTCACGGTGAGATAGTCGCCGGTGCGGAGCACAACCCGACCGGGCGTCCAGCCTTTTGAGTGCAGTTCAACGCCGCTCTGGTTGGCATCCGAAATCACCGGCGCGCCTGCGGGCGTCCTGCCATCACGCCCCCAGTCCCGAATTTTCACTCGCCCGAATTCACCGTCGAGCGCAGCAACCAGCGCATCGATGCGCCGGGCTTTATCATCACTCAGGTTGTTAAAAGTCAGAGAGCAGATCCAGCGGGTGCCGGGGAAACGAACGGTTTGTGATGCGCCATTGAAGGGGGAACGAAAGGTTTTACTGTTGCTTTCAGGACGCCAGGACAACGAAGCCGGGCAGACGTCAGCGGGCCATTCAAGCACAGCCATAGTGTGTTACTCCTGGAATTAAACGTTCAGCATGCGACGCGCCTGTCCACGGGTGGCAAAGTCTTCAAGAATGTCCTGCCGGGCCAGCTTTCTGCCATCCTGCGCACCCTGCCTTGCGGCCTGCTGCATGGCCTGCGTCAGCGCGGCGTCGCCGTTACCTGATACAGAGATATGCTGAATGATGGGTTGCTGAGGCCCTCCTCCACTACCGCGGACAGAAGCTTCGCCCACCATGCGCACGCCCAGCGAGCCATCCCCCGCGCGCGTCAGCGGCATAATCGCCTCTGGCCCCGCTTCGCCCATAAGCCCGGCACCTTTTGCAAAGGCAAACATTGTCGGGCTGCTCACTATGCTGCCGCTGAATTTACTCAGGTCGACGGATTCATAAACGCCACCTTTGGCGTTGAGGGTTACCCCGGCCGCGGCATTATTGTAAGCACCCGTGGGGGTTGTACCGCCTGCAGCGGCACCGGAGGAAAACATACTTCCCAGCGAACCAAAAATGCCGCTGTCACTGGCTGATTTCATGCTGTTGACCAGCATCGCTCTTAACAGGACTTTCTGCAGATCGTTAAGCACGCTGTTTGCCCAACTAGTCCAGTCTGCTTTATTGCCGTTCAGGGCGTCGGCCATGTTATCAACCAGGCCATCCAGTGTGTTGCCGACAAGGCCGCTTACCTGGCTGTAATAATCGCTGGCGGTATCAACCCAGTTAGCCAGGCCATCCTGAGCACCGGCCAGCCAGTCCCCCTCGAGGGCGTCCACTTTTTTATAATGGTCCTCCTGCATCGCCAGGCGCTCATCCAGCGCAGCCTTTAGCGCAGCCGTTTTTTTGTCGTACAGGTCTTTGGTTTCAATATCTCCGCTCTGGAATTGCGTCTCCAGATCGCGCTGCTGGTCGAGGAAGTCACGCTGAATTTCAAGGCGTTCACGCATACGGTCGCGAGTTTTATCACCCAAACCGGCGCCGATAACGTCGGCATTAAGTGACGCACCGGCGTTTTCGTTTGATCGCTGAAGGTTCGAAACATATTCCATCAGCTTAATGTTTTCGGCGTTGGCTTTTTTCAGTGCGTTGAGACGGTCAACTTCGGTTGCTAGTTGCTCAAGGCGCGTCTTTTGTGAAGCATTTATACCCACCAGCTTGCCGTCGGCCAGGTCAAACTGCAGTTTCTGCAGCGCGGTAACCTCAACGGTCTTTTTGCCCGTGGTGTCGATTAGCGCAATCTGGCGCTGGTAGCTTTGCTCCATTGCCTTGTAGGCGTTTTCCAGTTTCTTTGCTGCCGCGTCGGGTTTAATTTTCCCGTTCGTCTCACCGATCCCAAGGCGATAATCAGAATTAACAGGAGCGGAAATTGTCGCCGGTGTAGTTGGCAAAAGATTGCCAGCTTTCAGGAGAGATAGGCGCCGCTCTAATTCTGATAACTCCGCTTTTTTGCCGTCGATATCCATCCCGACTCGGTTAACTCCGGCCAAGAATCCAGTATCGTTGATATCCGTTTTTAGGTTATTGATCCTTCTTTCTATTTCAGGGATGGATGCATTCCCCGCTACCTGCTGACCGCCTTTATACAGGTCAATTAATTTCCCGGTTTCTGCGCCGACCTTTACAAGCCCCGTGGCCAAATCAACCACACCGCCAACCAAGTTGGTCAGGCCTTGTATTACCTGCGGATCTTTAAAAACATTGCCAAGATCGCCAATAGATTTCTGAAGCTCAGTTAAATCTACATTCGCCAATCCCGAAGCAAGTTCGATTTTTACACCGTTAACTTGTGTCTCCATATCCTCAAACAGGGCGTTAACTTTGACCAGTTTTTCAATGTCTTCATCGTCAGGGGCCACACCAAAACGCTTTGCTGCCTCCTGGTACTGTTTTAATTTTTCTCCTCCTTGATCCAGTAGAGGGAGTAATTTAGATAGATCATTCCCAAGGCTTTCAAGAATAGTGGTTTTTTCGGCATTACTATTTATCTTCTCTAGCGCATCACTAATCGCCATCAGTTGCTTATCGGGAGATAAATTAACAAGTTTCTTTGCCGAAAGACCAAGCGCGTTTAAGGCGTCAACAGCCTCTCCAGATTTATTCAGTACGGCATCGCCAATCTTGTCACCAATATCTTTAAAGATGTCGGCCATTTGATCACCGGAAACGCCGGCTTTCTCTGCTGCATATTGCCAAGACAGAAGCGACTGGGTGGAAACGTTAAGCGATTTAGCCCAACGATCTGTTTCTGTGATTTGCTTCGATGTTGATTTAAGAAGGTTATAACCGGCAGCGCCCACACCAATTGCGGCGGCGCTAGCGGCTGTTGCAAATCCTGTAAATGCAACAGCTACAGCTTTCGCGTCATCCTGAACTTGTTTGCGCCATTTTTTCGAAGCTCTCTCTGCCTGGGTTAAACCCGAGACAAAGCCACCAACCTTCGCAACAAGGTCTATTGTCAGCGTGCCAAGGGACTTACTTGCCATATATTTACTCCGACTAATAAAAAACCCGCCGAAGCGGGTTTATTTATATGGTTTTATCTTACTTTTTTATTTTTCTGTGGGATAACCTTCCAGATCAAATTTAAACTGTTTTGGCCCAGATTGGTAAAAATCAGCTTCGATGATCAATTTTTTATGGTTTTGTAGGCTTTTAATGAATGAAGATGAATTAACAAAGAATATTACATCAGCGCTACCATCGCCAGCTTCATTCATTGAGTATTGCTGTATTTTATCATTATCAAACTTAGCTGATATTTTGCAATTGTTAATTGAATTACACAGGAATTGTCCCTTACTAATAGCAAGCAAGGCCTCATTAGGTTTAAGATTCTCGGCCTTTTGCCCCTCTTTAAGCTCTGTGTTCTTAGACCGAAGAATGATTGCCATTTTTGACCCGCCATTATAAGGAAAGTCAAAATCAACAGAATTATCAGAGACGGTTTGTAAAAATTTTCTAGCGGTACCACGCATTTCATCATTTTTATATCTCGTACTCCATTCTGCAGACAATGCTGAAGAAGTCATGACAAGGAGGATTATCAATAAGGCTGCTTGTCTAATTTTCACTTTGTCACCTCCTGTTTGATGATAACTTCACGCGGCTTCAACTGTTGGATCGCACGGCATATGCAGTATGGAATAACTGCCCAAGCAATTCCCATGGCTGCACCAGCGGCCTGCTGAGGGGCTCCATTAGCTCCCCAAACCAAGATGACCCCCTGAACAAATCCAATAACGGAACAAACAATTGATATTTTCCACATAATAATTTCCTGCCCTCTATTTTTAAGAGCAATCCTAAAGAAATTTTTTCGATATGTGAAGGATCAATTATCAAACCTAATCGGTATTTCTAACCCCATGACTTCTTTGCGTCCTCAAGGCTAATCGGCGCTTCTTTCATGTGGGGAGAAAAATCGCTTAACCTGAATGGCGGATCATCTTTGCCGCGATTGACGTTCGCCAGCGTGCTGGCAATCAGCGCGGCGCCCCACTCCGTGCGCATCATCGGATTCAGGCTGCCATATGTCTGTCGGTATTTAACCCAGATCTGAAACTCCCTTAAACTCAGGACTTCCTGCGCTTCGGCGATGGTTCGTCCACCGATTCCGTTGAGGACGAGCTCGCACCAGATTTCATCTTCTCCGGTGAGTTGGTCTTTCCCAGATCGTTTACCTCCTGGATTGCCAGAAGCAGCGCAATGGTCAGTGCGCCATCCAGCGCACCGCGCTCAGGATCGGCTTCGCCGGTGATATCGGCTGGGGTAAACACCGGTTTGCCTTCTTCGTCGCAGATAGATGCGGCAATACGACCGGCCACGCCATCCACACGCCCTTTCGCGGCCATAACATCGGTCATGGCCGAGTGATATCCCAGCGGGCGGATAAAGACCGTGGCGGTAAATTCTTCGTCTCCCTGCTTCCAGGTGATTTCTTTTTCTACGGGGCGGCCGGTGAATGCTCCGGCCTTTTTTAGCGTATCAAGGGTCAGTTTCATTTTATTATCCGTTGAAAGTATTCAGCGATGCGGGGTGTGCGCCCCGCCATTAATTAGCTGTCGTCCTGCACTTTAGGTATCCACACGCCCTGGCCGGAACGTTGAATTGTTGCGGAAGTGGCGACAACGCTGTTAGCCGCGAAGTCAAACGGGAAATCGGAAACATAACCACGGAAAACATACCAGGTGCGATCGGGCGGAAGAACCAGGCCATCAACCGCGCCAGATGCACCATTAGCGGCAGCAGTCGGGGCAGATTCACCGTCGGCCCAGCCGAGCGCGAATGTCACATCGTCCTGTGCGTTAGATTCCGCCATATTGCTTAGCATCAGGTGGCTGGCATTCTGTGGATCGGCGTTCAGGCCGACAGTAGCCTGGCCGGGAGTACGCAGCCCTTTTTTATATTTTCGGGTGTTACGCTCACTGAGGCAGGTATCATCAATCTGATCTGCCGGGCTGCCGCCAGGGTTAAATGTGGTAATGCATTCAATTTCGCTTACCGCCCCGCTTGCGAGGACGTAAAGCTGTGTGCCTTGCGTAACTACAGACATAATTATCTCCGGGTATAAAAAAACCGGCGCATGGCCGGTTGGTTAAAGTGGGGGTTAGTTATCGTGGCACTATCCAGTCCACATCGAATGAGTAGCGGTAGCGTTTAGTTTCAGCGTCCTGCTCTTGGCCTCCCCAGCGAGTTATATAAGCGTGGGATTCAATGGCATCCCTCAGCGCGGCGGCCACGGCAATAACTTCATCAGGCGTATCAGCGTATGCGTCAACCTGCAGGGTAAAAAAATCAACGTCAGGCCGCTGAGCAAGGTAGTTTTCCGGTATGCCGGTGACGTTCTGCCAAACAGCATACGGATAAACAATATTGTCGTCATGCATACCAAACGGATAAAGGCGCATAGGGTTGTCGCCCAGCAGCATGATTACCGCGGAGCTGGCGGCGCACACAGAAAATATCGGGGCAATCATGGGGGTATTCCTTTTTTCTGAGCACGCTTAATTGCCCGGTCAATGGCATTTTCATATTCCGCGGCAAAGGTATTTATGACTTCACCAACGCTGCTTTCGGCTGCCGGTCGCATGATGGGCTGAGCCCGCATATTTTCGGTACCGAACTCAATAAGGCGCCAGTGCGGTGTTGGGGCATTTTTTGCAAGGTCGGGATGCTTTTTAAGAACAGCGCCGTGCAGCACGCCGATGCGGAAACCAAGATCGCCTGTGCGCTTAAAGAGGCGGCCATTCCAGCGCAGGGCAATGTTATCGGCAATGCTGCGACCGGTACCCGGATCATCTATGCGACGGGCATTGGCTTTCGCTTTTTCAACGATGACGTTGCCGGCGCGCCGAAGTGCTGCCCTGCCACCCTTGCGGCGTAGATCGTCGCTGATGGTATCCAGTTTTCCCAGCAAAGACTCAATACCAGTGATACTGAAATCAATACCGTCAGCCATCATTAACCCCCTGCGAGCATGGAAGCGTCAGATATTCGCGGCCACTTTTATCATCAGCCAGAACACCGTGAATGTTGTACACCCGACTCTGATAAAGGATTCGGTGTTTACTGGTAACGTCATCGCGCCAGCGGATAGTGATACGCGTCGTGACTTCGCTCTGCCCGGCCTGTGCCGCCACGAACTCGCGAGCAGACAGATCGACAATACCGGCCCACAGGGTGGCTACATCAGCCCAGCCGTTAATAATTGCCCCGGTTGTAGGACTCTGCGTCTTAACAGGCTTCTGCAGTGTTATGCGGTGGCGTAACTTTCCGGCCTGCATGCTTACCCCCTGGGCTTACCGCTGAGATAGGTCGGATGGGGTGAATCAAGGGTGGTGGTTTCAATGTCTTCAGCCATGTACTGATAAAGCAGAGCGGCCAGAGATTCATTGGATTCAGCCAGGCGGTTTATTGCTGCTGCCTGCTCCACCTGAGCTTTCGTTTGTGCGGCCATCGCCGACAGAAGGTCTTTTACCTGTTGCTCGTTCATAGGCTATTGCCATCCAATTTTTAAGCCACTCACGGCGGCGTTCACATCCACTGCATGCCATTCTTATCACCTATAGACCGTAAATCCGGTAGGGCTGAAGCAGTGCTTCGGTAGAAAATGACAGCACGGAAGTTATGTTCCCTACATTTACAGTTTCACGGTTGGCATACCAATGGCCAATCAGCATCAGCAACCCCAACCGGATATCCTCTGTAATAACCATGCCGTCCTCATCAAGTGCGGGGATTTCGTCATTGGTCTTATAAAGGTTCCGGTTGAGATAAGTTGTTGCCTTTGCTTCTGCTGCCAGTGCCAGCAGCTCGAGGAGCTGATCTTCATCCGTAAAATCATTTTCCAGACGGCACTGCATTTTTATTTCGTTCAGCGTCAGCAGCATGGCCCCACCTTATTTGCTTTTGGCTTTGGCCTTCGCTTCTGCGTCAGCTTTAGCTTTTTCTTCAGCGTCAGCCTGTGCTTTCGCTTCTGCCTCTGCTTTCTCTTTTGCTTCGGCTTCGGCTTTGGCCTTCGCTTCTGCGTCAGCTTCGCTGCCGGTTTGCTCGGCGTAACCTTTTTTAATCAGTTCGCGGCCATGTTGCTCCAGCGTTTCGAACTCACTGCCTTCAACCTGGACACTGCCGTTGAAATAAACCGGTTTAAGCGCTCGGATCTTCATGTTGTGCTTCCTTAAAGAAAAAGCGGCCCTCAGGCCGCTGTTACAGGTTATTCGCCAGCAGGATCTGGCGCAGTGAAGGAACCATAAACAAAGGCTTCCGGTCGTTTAACGGCAAGGGCCAGACGCTCTTCGCAACGAATTGAGATCATGTTTTTCTCGAAGTCGTCGGCGTTCTCCGTGGAAATCACAACGTTCGCATCTTCACGGTCGAAGATTTGTGCGCCTGCATTGAATGCGCCGGTCAGGAATTTACCCTGGAATGCAGCGGCCTCGGTGGCAACCACCGGCAGCCCCCACAGGGTAGGCCCGGTAAGCGCCGCCGGGTTCGCCAGGATATAACGGCCAAGGGTGTCTTTAATCAGTTCGATTTTCGCCCAGTCAATAAAGTGCAGAACATGGCCGGATGCCGGGAAGCGCGCCAGTTGTGCCTGCAACATCGCCAGACGTAGATCGTCGATACCGTTCTGATTGGCAACCTCAAAAGCTGCAGAGAATGCTGTAGCCTGCGGCACGATGCCTTCAAGATGCGCACCGGTGCCGTCACCGAACAGAATTTCCTGCTCTTCAACGTATTTCAGTCCATAGCGAAGCTCAGCATCAATCGTTGACTGGAGTTGTGGCATATCGTCAAGGATCTGTTTCGCCTCTTTGAACAGGTGCGCGATGGTGCGAACAGGCGTGATTTTTTCAGCAAACTGAATATCGCTGTAAGGCTTGGTAGTATTTTCCGCAACAGCTTTAGCATTGTTTGTGAAGCCGGTCTGCTGTACCCAGTAAATGGTATTAGACTCGGTGCGGCCCGGTGCAATCAGGTCACGAATAAACAACCGTTGCTTCGGCTGTGCGTCAATGCCCGGCAGGCGATCGGGCGCAACAATCTGCCCCGGAACGTTGACAGACAGGAGAGCCGCGTTAACAGGAATGCTCAGGCGTTTATTGCCCTCGATACCTGCAGTAAATGTTTTCAGAGCTTCAGAAGAGATGACCTGCTGCCCCACGCTTTCGACAACTTTTACCGCGTTGTTCAGCGGCATCTGTGCTACATGCTGCTCCAGATCACCCAATGAGGCTTTCAGCATCTTGTTAGCTTCGTTGAGAGAGTTAAACTCGAGGGCAATTTTATCCACTGCCTCTTTGGTCCTGGAAGAAAGCTCGCCCGAGCTTTTCGCCTCTTTCAGTGCGTCCTCAGCCTTCTGGCTGAAGGTGCCGGACACCTCTTCCAGCTTCGCGGATACTTTTTTCAGTAACTCATTTACATCAGACATGTTAATTCCTTATTTGCCGAACGCCGCCAGGGCGTTTTGAAGTTGTGCAATGTTTTCAGGGTTAATTTCTTCGGTAGCGCCCGGCATACCTTCAGTTTTGGCAGCAGCGCCAGGCTTGCTGCCGGTTAAAGCTTTAAGAAGTTTTCTGCGCTCAGAGCGTGGCGCATCGGTTTTCGCCAGCATCGCATCGAGCTTGCGCAGCGCGGCGGCGGGACTGTCATCGTCATCTGCGATTTCGTCAGCAGACAGCAGGCGATCGGCAAACCCTTTTTCAACCGCATCGCTGCCGCCGATATAGGTTTCCGCGTCCATCATTGCGTCGATGGTTCCGGTATCCAGCCCGGTTCGCGCACAGTAGATATCGTTCATGGCCTTATCGAAAGGTTCCATGTCCGTAGCAATCTGTACCAGGTCGTGACGGTTGCCCATCGCATAAACCCAGCAGTTGTGGATCATCAGGAAAGCGCCGCGTCCGATCTGCACTTCGTCGCCCGCCATGGCTATAATCGACGCAGCAGAAGCCGCCAGGCCAAGCACCTTAACGGTTACTTTCCCCTCGTACTCCCGCAACAGGTTATAAATCGCCAGGCCTTCGAACATGTCGCCGCCGGGCGAATTAATGTTTACGGTCACATCAGCGCCGCCAATGGAACGAAGCGCAGCGGCAATACGGCTAGCAGTCACCCCCTCCCCGTACCAGTCGGCTCCGATCACATCGAAAACGGAGATACTGTTTTCATCATGCTTTGCGGCTTTAATGCCGCCGTTCCAGCGCTCCATAGCGGAAGACGGCAAATCGCGTTTTTCGCGCGCAAAAGGCCGCCCCTCCGGCGCTGCCGGAAGGCTTCTTAATGTCATAAGTTTTAGTCCTGCGTTTCGGAGGGTTGCGGCGCGTGTGCGCCGGTAAAGTTTTGCGGGTGAGTTTCACGCTCCGGGAATAACCATCCCTCGAGTGCCGCCCTCACCTTTTCGCCATTACTTCCACCTTCCTTACCCAACTGATCGATGGGTGTAAGGTTCAACTGAACGGTGTAGATATCACCACCATCAATAGGAGGAAGGTTTTCCAGGCGGCGTACATCGTTACGCGACATCCAGCCATTCTGAAGTGCGGTTGTGTAATATGCCGAGCGGCCAGCGCTGTCTGCACGCAGCAGACCTTCAACAGAGAACTCAGCAAACAAATCTTCGTCGCCATTAAGCAGGCAGCGGGCTATTTCCTGCTCAATATTCACCAGCAGCGGACGCAGCGTGTTGGTCAGGAACAGCAGGTTCATGCCTTCAACGCTGGATGCCCAGCTACTTTGTTTATTAACGTGGCCCACCATGAATGGAGGTATGCGAAACCAGCGACAAATCTCTTCAATGCTGAAAGATCGGCTTTCCAGCATCTGGGCATCTTCCGGGTTCAGGGTGATCCCCTGGTAGGACATGTCGCCTTCGAGCACCATCACCTTGCCGGCGTTTTTTGAGCCCACAAACCGGTTAAGGTTCTCCCTGTTTTTCGCGCGCTGCTCTTTGGTCAGCAGATTTTTGGAAAGAAAGAACCCCGATGTCTGAATACCATTTTCAAAAATCTTTGCAGCGGATTCTTCAACCGCCATCGCCGCGCCAAACACATCACGCCCGGTGCGCATTGGCATCATTCCGCTGACACCATCGAGGCCAAATCCTCGGATGTGCATCATGCTTTTGTTCGGAACGATGCGCGCTACACCCTTTTCCGTGTAGGTATACTGCAACTCGCCGCTGTCCAGCCGCTCTACCTTCATGCACTGAGGAAGCAGCGGCACCAGCGAAACCAGCTTGCTGCCGATCATCTTTTTCTCAACGTAGGAATTACCCCGCAGGCAGATACTGGCAACGACCATCAGCATGAAGCGCGATGGCGTCATTTCGCTGTTCGGTCGGCGGCACAGCACCTGATAAGCTGGATGCGTGAGCGCCAGCTTCCGGGAACCATCTGCGGCCCGTTCGTACACCTTCATAGGAAGGGTTGAAACGGACTCGCTCAACAGACGCACACAGGCCCATACCGAAGCCAGCGCCAGCGCTTTTTCTGCTGTCACGACTTTGCCGCTGCTGCTTGTGCCATACCACTCCTGCCAGAAAGCCGCGTCATTCAGTCCAATCGACTCGCCGAGCCAGTTAACAATCGCGCTTTTGATGCGACCCGGCCGTTTTTTTTCCTTCATCAGATACCTGCCATAATCGGGTCATCGAAAAAGTCATCAGGGTCACCATGCTCCTGCAGGTTCGCGTCCTCCGCCGCGCCAATAGCCATAGCTGAAGCCACCACGCCATCAATGCGGCCGGTGCTCTTCTTCTTGGCAAATATGCGGTTGTCCTTCTGATCGGCTTCCAGCACGGCGGAAGCTGCGTTCCAGCGCAGGCATGGGTTGGTTCTGATAACCAGTTCTTGGTTGTTAAGTAGCTCTTCGAAAAGCTCAATAGAGCGCGGCATCCACAAGCCAGACTCCTGCGCCTTGTAGAAACCCTGTCCGTGCGGGATCAGTTCAACGCTTACCGACTCGCTCTCCAGTTCAGGCTCCAGATACTTAATGCGGTACTGGTCAAACGCAATGCATTTGATATCGTACCTGGCCGCGAGCTCTCCGATCCGAACAGCAACAAAACCATAATTCACCGCTTTACCCGGCGGCGCATGAATAAAGCCGTTTCTCAGCCAGGCGTCATATGGTACGTGGTCAGTTTTGGCGCGCTCCAGCATTGAATCTTTCGGTGTCCAGAACTCCACCAGGAGCTTTTTAGTTTTCGGAAAGTACAGAGCCAGAGCTGTAAGGTCGCGTGAACCGGACAGGTCCAGCCCTCCAAAGCACTCTTCACCTTCAAGTACATCCGGATCAAAGTCCTGTTCGCACTTCATCCAGGTATCGCTGTCTATCCACGGGTCGGAAGATTCCACCCACTGACAGAAATTAAGGCGCCGTACGATGCTTTCTTTCGATGGCATGCCGCGGGCCTGCGTTACCTGCTCACGCAAATAGCGTTCTGTGAATGTGTGACCAAGCGACGGATTCGCCTTTTTCCAGCAGGACTCGTCCTTGAAAGGATCTTCATCATCATCCAGTGAGCAGATGAAGCTGAAGAAACTGTCATCCTCCAGATCCCCGGCAGCCACCTTGCGCCCGTATTCGTGATACTCAAAGCAGACGCTGGTTTTATCGTGGCCGCTGTTTGTGATCATGAAAATTAGTGCCTGCCGACGGCCTTTCGTGCCGGCGCGCATCATCTCAACGACCTGATTGCTTTTGTGCTCGTGAATTTCATCAATCAGCGCGCAATGCGGGCGCGGTCCCGACTGACCATCGTCTGAGCTTATTGGCCGAAAAAAAGAACCTGTCTGTAAAAATGCCAAGTTCCATTCTTTCCCGACACCACCGGATTTGTTAATCCGCTGCGCCAGCGCCGGGGACTGGTCAACCATCGCCACTGCATCGCGGAAAAGTATCATGGCCTGGTCTTTTTTTGTGGCCGCAGCATAGACTTCTGCGCGTGGCTCTTTGTCGGCAACCAGACAGTAGAGGGCTATGCCTGCCGCAAGCGGCGATTTACCCGAACCTTTACCGGATTCGACGTAGGCCATGCGGTAACGGCGATGGTCTTCTGAGTTTTTCCAACCAAATATCGACCCGACGATGAAGCATTGCCAGGGCAGTAGACTGAAGGGTTTTCCTTCATGCTCACCGCCGTTGAGCTTCAGCACTTTGGCGAAAAAATCAATAGCACGCTGAGCTGCCGCAACATCCCATTGCAGGCCGCGCGCATGACAGGAATCCAGATCCAAAAGATGCCGCTTGCAGGCGTTTCGTATATCGGGCCCGGCAATTTCCTTTCCGGATTCCACATCCATCGCGTATCGCGTGGCAGGGTCAACCGAAGAACTGGTTGATCGGGTCTTCTTCTTTTTCTCCACCATCGACATTCACCTTTGACCGGGCGGCCGGAGTCAGGCCGAACTCGACTAAATAACTTTTAAAACGGCGATCGGCGTCGGCTAACATTGCCACTGCCGGATTTGCCTTAATCAAAAAACCGCCTTCTGTCTGAACCGTATATGTTCGGCCTTCATCGGTAATGGTCAGGCGTAACTGAAGGATGTCAGCGTAGATGTCGCAAAGTCGCTCCAGTGCGAACACATCAGCAACGGTTAGAACTCCCATACCATCAAGCAGCACAGTGAGTTTTCCCCAGGCTACTTTCCCCCAATCAGTCAGATGCGCGGGCGGGCTTGGAATTTCTTTTGCGGGCGTGGGCTCTTTGTCGTTGAGTTTTCTTTTACCCGGATTACCGGTTACGACCTTAAGGTGGGTCGGTTTTGGTCGTCTTCCGGCCATTAAAACCTCCCAGAAAAAAACTTTTCATTTCGCGGTTGTGCACAAAAAGGGGGGCGGGCGGTCAGGAAGGCGTTCACCCATGAAGATTTTACCCACCCCTCCCCCTTGCTGTTGATATTGATTATCATTTGCAATGAGGCAAAAAGAGCCTCGATAGAATTGAGATTCATTCTCATTTATGCCAGTGCGACGACGGGTCTAGCGGCAAGCCGTTTTCATCGCACCCGATCACATGCCCGCGCTTCTCTTCTCGCTGCTTGGTTGAGTCGTGATGCTGTTTGCACAGTGGTTGCCAGTTTTTCTTATCCCAGAAGAGCTTCTGAGCCTTCGCAACATCTTCCGGCTTTCCACCGTTCAGAGCTTCTTTCAGCTTGTGAGGCTTTATGTGATCGACAACGGTCGCCGGGACCGCCCTGTTTTGCCGCAGGCACATTACGCAAAGTGGATTTGATTTAAGAAATGTGAGCCTGGCTTTGTCCCAGCGGCTGTTGTAAATACGTTGCTCGGACATATTTGCTCCAATAAAAAAGCCCCGCTATTGCGAGGCTCAATGAATTTATTACCGAATTACTGATTAAACGAGATCATCCAGGAAATGCATCCCGCCCGTTAGTTGCATATCAGGGCGGCCTTTGATGTGTCCATTAAAGACAGCACCGCCTGGCATTTCTTTTAAGGTTAACTCAAGATCAAATTTGTCGAGATTGCCGAACACTGAGGTATTGCCTTTGTTATGAGCTACCACTCTCAAATCAGCCTTGTTTTCCATTAACACGCCTTGGTAGTAGCAGACACCATCTCCCCCATTAATGGAATTATCACGGACAGAAACAACTCCGAATCCGTAATCATTTTGGTTACTATCAAATGCAACTCTATATAAACCATCTTTCATGTGCGCATCCTTGTTTAGTAAGCCCAATGGCAATGCCATGCTATACCTTAACTTTTCCTGCGCAAAGAAACAGTGTTCATAATCACAGGCACTCAGTGAATGCCTGTGGCTTGGATGTGGTAATCAGGAATGGATTCGAACCATTGAGCCAGAATATATTGTCCGTCTGCACCATATCCCAGCTTATAGCAGCGTCACGCTTCGTCCGGATCGGTATTACCCGACATCTCGCGCACCTGATTATTGAGCGAAGCTCTAAGAACGTTCGCTATCCTAGAATATTGTCGATTTTTTTTTGAACATAACCCTCAAACAACCGCTTTGTTACATCATAGAGTGTGCCTATGCTGGCATCCTTGAACCCTGTCTTGACCGTATTCCAGACCTCTTTATTTCTAATTGCCTCAAGGAAATCATGACCGTTTGCAGTGAGACGCAAATCAGTAACTGCCCAAGAACCACCATCGTCTGAGCTTTCATAATACCCGAACCCACTTCTACCATTTGTCATAGCAATAAGGTTGAGATCATTCAACAAACGCATATGAAATAAAAACTCATCTGTACGATAGTCAAATCCTTCCTGACTTAATTTACTTATATTCGTTTGTGGTTCATCAGATGCTTCGAATGCTTCAAGTAAGCCCTTCAGATAATCATGATCAATTTTCATAGTTTCCCCACTTTTCATTTGAGGGGAAAATTTATCACTTTCCGAAGAATCAGCGAAATTTGTAACGCTCACCCAAACATTGCTGCCTGATGTAGTCCTGCAGGCCCGCAATCATTGTCCTGCTGGTTTCGATTCGCTCCCGGAGACTGAAATAATCCCGCTCAGCGGCGTCAGTAAGTCGGGCGATGGGAGCATCATCCACGCTGGCGGTGCTGGTGGTTCTGGGCACTTGCTTACATGAGGCGTTGAGCTGCAACCGGCGATTACCAGCAGCCACGTCGTTATGCAGCTTATCAATAACGGCTTTTGCATCTGCAAGTTCTCCTGTGTATTTCCCATCGAGCGCAGCAACATCGCGCTGGCGCGTCTGCATATCAGCGATGGTGGCGTTCGCCAGATTCAGGCTATGTTCCGCCGTCTCAGCGCGCTGCTGCTCATCAAGATATTTGCCGTGGTAATGCAGCGCTGCCCAGACAAGACCACCAGCCAGACAGGCGACGAATGCCGCAATCAGTAGCTGATAGCGAACCCTCATACCACTACCCCACCACATGATTTGAATTTGGCAATCAAGGCGTCGGCTTTATGTTCGAACTGCCCATAACCCGCACCCGGCAGTGATGCCCAAATATTGCTGCAGCGGTCGATAGCCTGACGAATGTTGCCATTATCGATGAGCGGCAGTGCGCCACGCTCTTTAATCTGCTGCAGTGCTACAGCGTCCTGGCTCGCAGGAGTAAAGTCTTTAAGCCCGAGCTGTTTTCGGTATGCGTCCCACCACTTCGAAAGAAGCTGATAGCGTCCGGCTGCGGTGGATTTTAATTTAGGGCTGAGAGTGACCAGTTTGCGGGGATGGTCGGCGTAACTTGTGAAGAGCGAACCTCCCACGATGACGTCATAGCCCTTGTTGCGGGTTGGTTGTCCCTTTTTATCGGTGCCCTCTGACCAGGCCAGCATGTCCAGAAACGCTTTGCGCTGCTTATTTAACGTCTGCATCATTCCGGCCTCAGTACCTGGAACAGCCGCGCCACATTACCCCGTGCACGAAACACGGCAGCGCAGATGATTAAGTTGATGGTTACCGATGCCCAGTGAACATGGGCGTAGAAATCGAAAAAGTAGCGGAACGGCACTGATGCATAAGCCAGGATAATCAAATAGGCCAGCCATGAGGCCCACCAGTTATGTTTTCCACCCGGCTTACGAAAAAGCATCAGGCGCAACACAATAGCTGAGCACGTCGCTACGTTAGTCAGTACAAGCGGGTCACTTATTACCATTTGCTCCCCCTCTCCACCGCTGGAACCACTGCGCGGGGTCCTGCTGGCTGACGAAGGTAAGAATTTTAATCGTCAGCGCCGAGAGGATTACGGCCCCGAGAGCATCAAGCGGCTTGTCGCTGTAGTGCACAAGGTTGGCAAGCTTGGAGCCCACCAGCCCGGCACCATAGATGCCAGCGATATATGAAACGACGAAATAGGCTGCGCGCCGTATCAGGGTTAAATCTGCAGCGGTGGCAACGTAAAAGACCGCGCCGGCGAACGCGCCGAAAATGACACCGTAATCCGTGCCGGTCAGCAGGCCATAGATGCTTGCACCGGTTAACGCAGCACCAGCCGCGACGGTCCCTGAAACAGGATCGGACATGAAGCCCCCTCTATTGCTGTGCATCCTCTCAAAAGAGGGGAATAAAAAAGGCCCGCCGAAGCGAGCCTAGGAGATAATTGTTGTGTAGCGTTTAATCACGCCAATCCCTTGTCACTGACAAGGTTTTAACTGAATTCTCGTCATAAAAGTACTTAAAGCTGCACAGAAAGTAGTCACTACTACCTTCGAAGTAAATGTAAGCTTGCCCTTTATACGGGAAATGGTCTGTCAAAAACTTAGGTGATATGGAAGCTATAGCTGTATCACCGGAGTAGTAATCAAAGAGAGCTTTACTCACTTCATCCCGTATTTCGTATGGAACCGACTGCCCTTTCGCCATTTTTTGTATCCAAAATATATGTTTTCAACGCGCACCCCATCCAACTGATGGATTTAAATCCTTGTAAATGCATAGCTTATCATTTGATAAGTGCTGTGTCGTTGTGACCACTCTTATCACATTACTAAAGAATTTGCGGACCGCACTAACACTTTTTCACTTTCTGTTTCCGGGTCCATTTCCAGCCGGATATCCAGCATTGCAAGGCATCCTTCGATAAAACCCTCTGCCATCTGAATCTCAACCCGGACAAGCTTTTCATCCTTCTTACGCTTTTTCGCAATCTTCCTTTTCGATATCCCGATTATGTAATGAGCAACCAGCAGTTCGTATTCATACGGTTTTTTTTTCTTCAGCTTCGCCATGCAGCTTTCAATTACCAGACCATCGTCATCGGTGCATGAAAGACGGTTTGAACTTTCTTGAGGCAAAAGCCCCTTAAAGCCGGCCGCTATTGGAGAGTAATCGACGTTCGAGTTATCACTAGCCGCCCAGCCACCCCACCGCTCTAATACCTTCTGAATATCACGCATTCTTCTCTCCTTACGCCAGCACGCCAATAGCGAGCGCACGATCTAATGTCTTCAGCATCAGCTCTGGCTGTGTACCGTATTTTTGTTCAAACGCCGTGGTGTCCGCGTGTAACTCGTCGTGATGCGCTCTGCACAGCGGGATCACGAATAAGTCATGCGCTTTTGTCGCCATGCCGCCCAGGCCTAAACCTGTTATGTGGTGGGGATCATCTGCGGTCTGGTTGCAGCATGCGCATGTTTGATGCTTAACCCAGCGTGTGTATTTGTCGTTTGTCCAGCGGCGGCGCTTCGGGCGCAGCATGAAGGATTCCGGCGTCTCCGGATCAACCTTCAGCGCCAGCACGCGCTTAGCCTTTTCCTGCACGATGCTGGTGGCGGGCAGTTCCGGCGTTGCGTCGCTCTCACGCGTTACAGATTGGATAACCACCGGTGGCATGCGTAGCGCGCGGCGGGCCATGCCTTCCGGCAACGCGTCAACAACATCAAGCTTCGTTGCCCACCAGCAGAGTTCCGGAAGAGTCAGAACATGGCTTTCATCAAAACCAAACGAGGTTCGCGCCGTATCGATAATCCACGCGGCCACGTTCGCCCGGGCCATCGCCGTCAGTTGCTCTATTGCGTGACCATCCAGCCGGGTATCGCAATACCAGCACAGCTTCAGCGCGCCGGTGCTATACCGCGTTGTTTTAAGTTCCTGATGATGATAATCAGTGTGTGGCCACTGGCAGCCTAATGGCTGGCGCATCAGCCAGGATTCAAGCGTGTTGATGCCTCCGGCAGCGCTGATGACTTTCCCGTTTTCAAAGAAACCAGACAACGATTCGTCATCGGTCAGTGACTGACGCGCCGGCGGCAGCGCCCCGGATGCCAGCTCGGTCATAAAGTCAGGAGCACGATCGACAAGAACCCGGTCATAGAACAGCGGCAACAGCTCGGCTCCGGGCCTCAACATCACCATACCCAGCTCACGCACAACTACGGGTTTCAGTAATGCCCTCATGCTGCCCCACCCTGCTGCTGATGCTCAGCCCACAGGCCCGCAATCCACTTAACGCCTTTCGGTGTGAAACGCGCCTGGGTGAACGCATGGTTGCTCACTTCACTGGTCCCGGTCTTTACCGTAAAACGCCCGGTTTCAATGTGCTGGGCATAGGGCATCATCACACCCGCGAGGCGATACATGATCCTGTTTTTTTCGAGGAATGCGCGCAGCTCGTGTTCTTTTGCGTGAAGCAGTTTCGCTAACTGCCGGAAACCCAGTGCGCCGCTGGCCTCAACATAGTGATCGACAAATTCAACCTTCGGCGCCGCGATCAACAACTGGTTTTCCAGTACCTGCTTTTGCTCAGCCAGATCGGCGGCCAGACGCAACGCTTCCGGCAAGGATTGCGGAACAGCACCGCCCTGCTCCAGCTCCTGCCAGCGGTCAACCACGGCGGCGGTAAATTCAGGAGACAGGCGGGCTACCAGCACCAGGGAATCACGTTTATTGAACCAATATTGCTCATACCACTGACCGTTTTGCTGATGCTGGTAAGGGGTGTGCGCCAACGGCGCGCTTAAAACTCCACCAGCCACCAGGCGTTCGGCGGAACGTTTAACATCACCGTGCTTGCTTTTTACCAGTGCTGCGATTTCCCGGCTGGACATCGTTGGGCCGGATGCCATCACATGATGTTTCGGACACATCGGGGTACTGCTGAATGTCTGTTGCATGCGTTCTCCACTTTTTAGCGACCGTCGGCTGCACCCGGTGCGGTCTCTTTGATAAATTCACGGATCGTTACTTCTGCACTTCCGGTTTTTGTTAATGGTCCCCAGCTCACTTCCATGTGTTTAATCTGGCTGTCGTCCTGCCAGACGTTTGAATGTGTTAACGCATCGAACAGCGCCTTTAGATAGTTATCCAGATCCCGGCGATGTCGGGTCGGCGGGCTTAGCACAACGTGAACGGATAGATCACTGATGAACGGTTTCGGTATGCGGCGCAGCTGCTCAATCACTGCGGCTGCGGCATCACTGCGGAACTTGCGACCCTCTGCGCTTATAAGGTGGCGCCCGGCCAGCGGCCCCTTATTCGGGGCACGCCAGTAGGAGTTAACGCTCGGCGGGAACGGCAGGGTTAACTTCATGCCCGGCCCCCTGCACTGTCATAACGATTTATCAGCGCCGCCGCGCGCTCTGCCGAGCCTGCATTACAGGAAAGCAGATCCCGCAAAACAGACAGTGCCTCATCGCGCTGCTGGGCAGGCGTCGGCGCACCAACGATCTGAATCCCGCGGGCCTTGTGTTTCGTTATTGAGATGACGCCTTTCTTTTCCAGCGCCTTAAGATGCTCTGCAGCAGCGTTAGGCGAACTCATCCCCATCAGGTGAGCAACCTCTTTAGACGTAGGCGGATAGCCGTTATTGTTCTGGAACTGCACCAGCACCTGCAAAACCTCTTCCTGGCGCTTCGTGATATTTTTCATGTTTTCCACTATTCCCCCTTAAGAAGAGTTGCAATCAAGTCTCTGGCGCCAGCACGGCCGCCATTGCATGAAATCGTCCTGCGAGCGGCCACATAGCTGAGGGTGAACCCGTGCTGCTCGTAAAGGTCGATGATTTTTGGTGCCGTGGAGTTAGAGATGACGATCTGAGCCCCACGCTGGTGGGCAGCAACGCAGGCTTCCGCCAGCGCCACCTGATCAGCAAATTTGAACCCACCGGCTGCATAGCCTGTGAAGCCGTTAGTACCGGGCAGCGGTTCATAGGGCGGATCGCAGTAAACGACATCACCGGCACCGGCCAGCGCCAGGGTGCGATTAAAGTCGGCAAGAAGGAAAACGCAGTTATGTGACATGCGAACAAACGCCGCGATCTCCTCCTGCGGAAAATACGGGCTTTTAAATTTGCCGTAACCAACGTTAAATTCGTGACGCAGGTTGTATCTGATCAGCCCGTTAAAGCAGTGGCGGTTGAGATACAGCAGCGCGGCGGCGCGGTCCACTGCATCAAGCCGCTGCTGGTTGAAATCGGCTCTGATATCGTCGAAGTGATCCGCAGTATTCAGCAGATCAAACATGTGCTTCGCGGCAGCAGTAACTTCGTCAGGGGCAGCGGCCAGCATCCGGTAAAGATTGATTAAGTCAGCATTCACATCAGCCAGCAGGAACTCTGCATGCTTGTCTGAATTGAGGAATACCGAGCCTCCACCCACGAATGGCTCCATCAGACGCTTGCCGGCAGGGATGTGCTTGTCCAGTTCACCCAGCAGAGAATACTTGCCGCCAGCCCATTTCAGGAACGGGCGCTGCCATGTGCGGGCAGACGCTACTGGATTATTCGCCGCGGCTATCCGTTCGTTGCCGGCGTACTCAGGTCCGTATCTCATCAGCGATCCCCCACGTAGCGGCCAGCTAACGTTGAGTTATCACCGGAAGGTTTGCTCCCGCAGCGGTTCCGACAGCGAATAACCCTTTCCCTGAGGCTGGCTTCCGCCGTCACGTCCAGTAATTCCAGGAATGCGTGGTTAGCGCGCCGTGTCAGCCCTTTTTGCAGCAAGGCTTCTGCTTCACTGAACCGGCATTGCCACTCAGCTGCTGAGATAGTTTTCTGCTTATGCGCTACTGGCGCAGCAGTGACTTCAACCACCGGAATGACAGGAGCGTGCTTGCCTTTTGAAAGTGTGTATTCAAAGCGGCCATTGAGGCCCTGCCGGCGTCTCAGCTTTTTCTGCACGGTCAGGCGAGTAAGTGCAGATGCAACAGAAGAGCGATCTATCTCGGGCAACGATGTCACCAGTGCTGAAATCTGCGTGCGTGGGTTTTCACTGATGAAATTCAGGATCAGGTCCTGGATTGGTTTTTTCATGATGCAATCCTCGCCAGGTCTTCTTCGCTCGCATGAGCCACCGCCTGCGCCCAAATGGATTTCCATGAGGCGCGCGCCATAACTTCATTCATGCGGCCCAGCCCGGCCTTGCCTGCGGCAGCTTTCGCCAGTTCTTCCACGCGGCCCTGCGGCTTCTTGCCCTGCGCGACAAGACGCATAAACGCCGCGTCACGATCGGTTGTATCCACGCGGGCCACTTTCGGCAGGTCGTTTGCGCGTTCCTCTTTCACAGCCAGATAGCATTTTTCAGTGATGAGATAATCGAAGTTCTTCTTGCGCCATGTCTTGCCAGTAGTGGTGTCCGGACGGTTCTCCAGCATCCAGCGGCAGTGCTTGGCGATGTAACGCAGGTAGGCCTGCCAGCGCTCAAGGTTAAATTCATATTTCTTCCAGAGGCTGCGAAGCTTCTTGCGGCGTTCGTCTGTCATGTCCAGGACGACAGGCATTTCAGGTAGCATGGTGTGATAGGACTCAAGCACGGCTGTGTAATCGATTTTCAGAGAATCAGCCTGCTGCGGGTCGGTTGCCGCCGGCAACTGACCAACAGGTTTTTGATCTGATGGATCTGGTGTTGAATTTACTGACGGATCCCCGCCAGATTCTGGAGGGTGAAAACCCTGTTTCGTGCCGGATTCTGACCCCTCAAATTTTGATGTGTCAGATTTTGACCCGTCAGAATCTGATGCGTCAGAAACTGGCAGGTGAGCAAAGGCCGCCGCCTGGAGTTTTGCCACGTTCAGGCGGTAGACGTTTGAAGCATTACGGTTGCCTTTACGCCGTGCCGTGCGCGTAAGCCAGCCATCACTTTCAAGCCGGGAAATCGCGGTTCTCACCGTACTTGGCCCGGCGCCAAGCTGGCGGGCAATGGTTTCGATGGAAGGCCAGCACACGCCTTCATCGCTGCTGAAGTCAGCCAGGCGGGCCATGATGGCGACGCTGGAAAGCTTCATGCCCGATGCTGCGCAGCCGTCCCACACGTAGCTGCTTAACTTAGTGCTCATTCTTCGACCCTTGTAAACTTTTCCCGGAACCGCTCAACAGGCTGCATACATTCATGCTCATAGCCTTCACGCCGGAAAATGACCTGCTGCTTTTGCCTGTCGTATCCTGTGACGTGCACTGTGACGCCTCGCCAGTCGCGGTATTTGCGGTCAAGCTCTTGCATAAGGCTTTCGCCCTCCGGTTGTAGACCCCCACGACGCCGACAGCACGACTGTGGTTACACACCACCCAGCGGTTTGCTACTCTGCGCTCATACCGAAACAGTTGAACGCCCGGCACCGGGATGATCCGAAGTTGCGGTAAGCGGCCTTTAGCCGTTAAACTGTTCATGCGTTTAAGTTCTCCTTGAATTCACACGCCACGACGCCCGGAGCTGCACACTCGCGGGCGTCAATCTTTTCTGGCGCACAGAAAACGCGATACAACAGTGTCAAATGCTCTTGCCACTTCGCCATTACCTGGTAGCTGTTCTCTTCAATCTGTGCCCGTTCCTTCTCATCGATCACGCCATCGGCAGTTGCTTTGCGGATGTACTGTGAGTGCTTTCCTATCCATTCAACCGATTCCATAAGCCGCTGATTGATGTCGGCATTGTCTACATCTTCAATATCCACTAGCGGGACATTGACGCTGTTCGACTGACGAGAGATCGCATCGGCGATATGCTTCGTTCCGCTGGCACGCTGGAGCACCATGGCCCAGCCCATAGGGAAGATTTGATCGCCGCCAGACCGCAGTCGGTTGAAAAGAGAATCCTCCGTTACGCCAAGCCACTCCGCGGCCTCGGCGTAACCGCCTGGTAAGCTGGAGATGGTTTTCTTAATTGCAGCAACCAGCCATGCTGGCTGCTTTTCTACTTGCCAGTGATCATTACCCACGGTTAACTCCTTGATTCTGTGGTGTTACAAAAATGTCGTTCTGTTACTGTTTCGGGTAGATATCAGGGCGTAGGTCTGTTTTGGTGATTGTTCCTGCGGTGATTTCCTCCAACTTTTTAGCCAAAGAAAAACCCGCCTTTTTATAACCGTTGAACACTAACCGCAGATAACCCGGCGTAGATCCAACGCTGCCAGCCAGTTTTAACTGCTGCTCTTTGGTTAAAGAGTCCCAATAGTCTTTCATCGTATGTACCTCCTGTGTACATATTACACTAATTTAATGAACCCACAAGGTACTTGTACCAATAAGGTACATGCTATTTAATCTCAGGATGAAAACAATCGACGAAATCAGGCGGTTAAACGCCAGGAAATTACGAGATGGCGTGGGCGGAAATGCATACTTCGCCAACTTAATTGATCGCGAACCTACACAAACCAGCCGGTTTATGGGGGATAACGCCACAAAAAATATCGGCGATACGATGGCGCGCCATATTGAAAAGTGTTTTAACCTGCCGCTGGGCTGGCTAGATCAGGAGCATCAAACTACTAATATTGCGAAAGCACCTGATGTTTCCGATACTAATAGAAATATTACAATGGTTCCGGTTATATCCTGGGTGCAGGCAGGAGCATGGACTGAAGTTGGCTATGCTGAGGTCGATTTGAATAGTGCTGAGAGTTATCCTTGCCCTGTGCCATGTGGGCCTATGACATACATTTTGCGAGTGATTGGCGATTCAATGATCGATGAGTATCGCCCTGGTGATATGATTTTTGTGGACCCTGAAATATCCGCTTCCCATGGAGACGATGTTATTGCTCTTATGCACGATACTGGAGAAGCTACGTTTAAACGGCTCATTGAAGATGGCGGGCAAAAGTTTCTTAAAGCCCTCAACGCGAATTGGCCGGAACCTTATGTAAAAATTGATGGTAATTGCTCAATAATTGGAACCGTCATTTTTTCCGGAAAACCAAGGCGATACATTACTAAATCTTAAAAGCATTCTTAAAACCTGCGCAGGCGGGTTTTTTTACACTTGACAATGTACCTGCACGGTACATAATGTACCCATAAGCAACAGCGAACAGGCAGGATGCCCACGAAGTAGCCGCCGGTGGTATATGAATGACCGGATCATTCGCACAGAACATGGCGGTAAGCAGAATGAGCACAAGCGAAAACAGAAAGATGGTAGCCCTCCCACAAGGGCTGACGTTCACACATGTTTATAGCAAGTGCCCTAAATGCGGTTGCGACCTACAGAAGCGGAATGATTCCTTTGTAAATCAGATAGGCACCAATCAAGCAAAGAATTGTACCAGTGATACTGAAAGCGCGCTTAAAACCAGTGCCAAGAAATCGTTGGCCCATAGCCTCTTCGACGATTGTATAGCGTGGATGGTTTTTCCATTCACCACAGCAAAAAAATACGCCGCCAAGAGAAATCAAAAGCGTTGAGTTGGTAGGAAGTTTTGGTAGCAGTCCGCCAGCGGTAGAGAGGAATACGATCGTGCAAATGACGATCAATACCTTGTACCAAACATCCAACTGAAGATTGGATAAAGGATTGTTCATGATTTTCAATTTCTTGGTTGTGTGAGAACTCCAAGAATACCACCGAGCCTGAAGTGGTGAAAAGACAGGCAAAAGAAATGCCTTACATCCCTGTTCTGGCGGCCCGTGTTTACCCGTTATGTCCGCGGTAACCGCCAGCTTTTTCCAGGGTACATCGGTGAGCCTGCCGCCAGTGTTTGAGTCGCTTACTCTCTGGATGGCATTGGTTGCGGGCTCTCCGATGTAATCGTGTGCTGTGTGTAGTCTTGGCGGTGCCCGGATCTTCCAAACCCCATCGGAGGAATGAAGATAATGTTCTGCCGCGGTACCGCCCTTTTTCACACTACAGGGGAGCGCACTGGCGCATGACTGGCCCATAACCCAATCCATGCGTATGAGTTGCAGCTCAGGCAGTGCCCTACCCTGTAATGTGTAGCACTTATCCGCATCGAGAGCAGTTACCAAATTTTATAGCGTGATCTCGTTTTTATTGCCTCATGGCAAGGGATTCGTGCAACCAAAAATCAGCGCCGGTGCAGCGGCGCCCTTATCAATCGGAGAACGTAACGCCATGCGATTAAACGATATGTCCACCAGCGAACTAATAACTACTGCCCACAGCTATGCCGGCAGCATCAAAGAGATCGGCATCTACTCGGAGTTGGTTAAAGAGCTGACTACTCGCCTTGCGGCCAGCACCGCGGCCGCAAATGAAGGTAGCAAACATGCGGCACGTGCTGACGCGCTTGCGGCGGAGAATAGTTATTTACTACCTAAGGCTGCAAGTGAGCTATCAAACGCATGGATGCTACATAAATATTGGGTCGGGATTCATGTTGCGCTGATGCACGTTCGCGCCGGTAGGCTGAATGACGGGATGGAGTGGCTGCAAAATACCGTTGCCGGGCCGGGTATTGAAGTACCGCGGCTTAGCAATTTTGATGAAATCGAAGTGTGGGCAATCGCGCAGCAGAAGGACAGCATCGGCCATGAGCGCGCGCTGGAAATTATCAAAGCCGAAACGCCAGCCACCGATAGCATCTATGCCGGGATTAAGGCTGATGGGGTGGAGTGGACTGAAGGCGATGAGCCCGACGAGTTTGGACGCTACTGGATTCGGTATGAAACCGATACTGGCCCGCGGTACTGCTCGGCGCAATGGATGGAGCACAACTTCTGCGCCTCCAGCGATACCAACATCCATAAAATCTGGCTGGCAGATCATTCACGCTCAATCAATAGCCTGAAGGGTGTAACTCATTACACAAAACTTCCCGCAGCGTTAGAAGGAGGTGCATTGTGAGCGCCGAATTAACTTCTTTTTCTGGCCTACTAAGCGACCTGCGCGGGGGCGCTGATAAGCACGCTATCAACTACGAAAACGAGCACGTCTGGATGGGCCCGTGCGAAGGCGGATTTACCGACTGCTGCTATTACGGCTATGAATGCGAGCGCCACAAACCGATGCGTAAAGCTGAGGAAAAAATTCGCAAAGGAGCTGCCGTATGAAAGAGCGCGGAATGATTTTTAACGGCGAAATGGTGCGCGCCATCCTCGAAGGCCGGAAGACGCAGACGCGCCGCATGTTGTCGCCTCTCCAACTCAAGATGATCGATGTCGCCGCCAGTATTGGTGAGTGCTACCAACTTGAGTCCGTCCACCAACACGCTAACAGCCAGAGCTATTACCGTGAATGGTGCCCGTTCGGTGCAGTAGGCGATCGCCTGTGGGTGCGTGAGACGTGGGGTGATGTGAATCTTGAAGGAATCCCCGCAATTGCATACCGAGCGGATGGAGACGTTTACTCTCCAATGGACGATGAGTCGTTTTTGGATAAAGACGGCGCATTCAAATATGACGATCCTCGAGTGGCTAAATATTGCTTCGCCGCATGGTATTCAGACCTTATTAGCGGAACCGAGGGCAACTGGCGCCCAGCCATACACATGCCACGGTGGGCTTCCCGCATAACGCTGGAGATTACCGACGTTCGGGTTGAGCGGCTGCAGGGTATCAGTGAGGCCGATGCGAAGGCTGAAGGCATCATCCCTGCCGCTGGCGGTGTAGAACAAGGCTGGCAGCATCGCTTTAATTTTCGCGAGTTGTGGATAGGCATCTACGGAGAGGAAAGCTGGCAGCATAGTCCGTGGGTCTGGGTCATTGAGTTTAAGCGCGTGGAGGATGCCGTATGAGCAATAACACCGAAGCGCTGATTGCTCGCGCTAAACATATTGTTGAAAACGGGGGCTTGCTGTCTCGGGATACGTCATTACAACTGATAGCGGCGCTGGAGCAGGCGCAGGCAGAGCGCGAAGAGTTTCGTAAGCGCCTCAAGCTTGAGCGTGAAATCCTTGCTGATGCCGATAGTGATTTAGCAGAACTACGGCAACGCATCGCCGAGTTGGAGACCCGCCAGCTATCCGTGAAGCTGCCGCAAAAAATTGAGCGCAACGATATAGATGGATGGTTTATGTATAACGGGCGTCGAGTCGGTGGCGGTGCAGCCGAATGGTATAACAAAGCGCTGGAAGATGTCGAATGTGTACTTACTGCCGCTGGCGGCACCGTGGAGGGTGAAGTTACTGAGGTGCAAAAGGAAGGTGCAGTAAAAAAGTAGTGAATTGCGAAGTGTGTCGTGAAGGTGCCCGCGGCGGTTGTGGCACCTGTGCTTTTAAAGATTAAACCGGGTGCAGCCGGTAAGAACGGAGAACCAGCCATGATACAGATGCTAACACTTGAGGAGTGGGCAGCAGAAAAATTCCGGAGCAACCCGCCGGCAATGAATACTCTGCGCCGTTATGCGAAACAAAATCTATTTTCCCCACCAGCTATGAAACAGGGTCGTCTGTGGAGAGTCAGGGAGGATGCAGAAATTGTTGGCGAACTGGCAAAGCCCGAAATCCGAAAGACTGACTCAATCAAACTTCAGAGGATACTGTCTGATGGCTGCCCGTCCCCGTAAAAATAATGTATCTGTACCCAATCTTTACCCGTTATACAGTCGCAAGGTTAATAAGGTGTACTGGCGATATAAGCATCCGATAACGGGCAAGTTTCACGGCCTTGGTGATAATGAGGCAGAAGCTATTGCAATCGCAACAGAAGCCAATGCCCGCCTTGCTGAGCAACGCTCCCGGCAGATCATGGCAATCAGTGATCGCATTGCGACAAGCAAGGGTAAAGCTATAACCGTTTCGACCTGGCTGGATCGCTACTGGTTAATACAGGAAGAAAGGCTCGAAGCTGGGGACATAAAACTGAATACCTTTAAGCAAAAAACAAAGCCTGTCGCCCTGCTTCGCGAAAAAACAGCTATGAAATTACTGCCTGCTGTAGACGTCAGGGATATCGCCCAGATTCTGGATGAGTATATCTCCGACGGGCAGCCGCGCATGGCACAGGTTATTCGTTCAGTTCTGATAGATGTTTTTAAAGAGGCGCAACATGCAGGAGAAGTACCTCCGGGATATAACCCTGCCCTTGCAACAAAGCAACCGCGCAGAAAAATTACTCGCCAGCGCCTGAGCCTGGAAGAATGGAAAAAAATATTTGAATTAGCAGACGCTCATCATAAATACCTGGGGAATGCGATGCTTCTGGCGGTCGTCACAGGGCAGCGTCTGGGCGATATTTCAAACATGAAATTTACTGATGTCTGGGATAACCACCTGCACGTGGTTCAGGAGAAAACCGGCAGTAAGGTAGCTATTCCTCTTTCACTGCGCTGCGCTGCGATTGGCTGGACGTTGAAGGATGTTATTGCCCGCTGCCGTGATTATGCAGTGAGCCCATACCTGGTACATTTTTTTCGTGCAACTTCTCAGGCCGAGCGCGGGGCACGGGTAAAATCCAATACCATCACGATGAACTTCAGCAAAGCACGGGATAAGGCAAATATTGACTGGGGCGACGGCACTCCAGCAACCTTTCATGAACAGCGTTCGCTTGCGGAGCGTCTCTACAAAGAACAGGGTATTGATACCAGAAAATTGCTGGGTCATAAATCGCAGAGGCAGACTGACAGATATAACGATGACCGTGGAAAGGACTGGGTCACCATTGCTGTGTAG